TCTCCTTACCATCTCAGCTCGCAGCTTCATACGCTCTTCCTTGCCGCGCTCGTCTTCAACTTTGTTCAGGTACATGACCTTGCTGATCTGCCTCTTGGTGGCCTTGTCCGGCAGCGACATTGCGTACCTGATCTCGCATTCAACTTGGTAGGCCTTGCTGTGCGTACAAAGCTCAACTCCGTCAATTAGCAGTAGTCTTGGTTCCCAATGGGTTCTGTTGCATTTTGTACAAAACCTATTCGCCACGCTTTTCTATCATCAAGTCAGCAATACGCCAGGCATCCTCGCAAACGTCTCCCAAGTTGTTGTACTCAGTGATCAACGCAGCCATTGCTAAACCTGCATACCAATCCCTGAGACTCATGCCTGGCTCACCATATGCGCTGCTTGGATACGCTCCCTTATTCATTTCTTTTCCTGCTGGCGGCGTATGCGTGCAAACTTCTTCGCTAGATCAATGCTCGACCCAGCTGGCTTGTATTTGAAGTTAGGGTTCCAGACTGATGCCGTCATGTCTTTGGCTTCAGGCTCCTCTTTCGCCTTTACTTTATCGTCTTCCTGACTACTTGCTAACGTTAACTTTGGTCGCATGCTTGACTCCTTTTTTAGCGCACTCTGCACATATCCAACGCTGCCTTAAACCACCTGCAAACGTCTTGTAGACACCTTCAAACCTGAACTTATGCTGCCGACAGTTGCTGCAATACTTTGCTGACCTGGCGACCAGTTCGACTTCTGTATCCATTTTTGCCCTCAAAGTCGCCATAGCGCGATACCTTTGCCGCCATGTAGAGAATCGATAATCTTTTTACTGAGTATTGATTTCTTATTCATCTTCTTCAGCACTGAGTACAGGGACTCATAAGTGACATGAAAACCTTCAACGCTCAGCTCGTCGTACAGCTCTGAGGTACTCAGTTGGCCATACTCCTGGAGCATCTCAACAATGACTTCTCGCATCTCTTTGCCGCGGCCTTCTGCCTCCTTGTGCTGACCAGTTCCCATGCGGATAATCTGCCTGCCTTCAGCGCCTATCAGCTGCACCTTGACTCCACCCCAATCAGCAACAATGTGGCTCCAGCTCATTTGATTGACTCCCTCATCAGTGGAATAAAATCATCTAACTTCAAACAGATTCTCCAAGGCTGGCCATTGCGTCTGTAAGCCAGCACTGCGACCTCACCAGGTTGCGTGCAGGCCTCAACCTGCTCACTCCATTTGTCTACTTGCAGACGCTCTTGACGCTTCACCTCAATCCTGAAATGCTGAATCGTGATGTCGTCAGCTCCGTCTCTAGCCTGGCCAAGGTTTCGCTTTACAACGAAGCCCAGCTGATCTTGTAGCAGGGCAGCTAACTCACGCTCACCGGCTGATCCTTTGTTGCGCTTGCCTCTGCCGTTCATGCAGCCTGCTCAAGCATCTGTCGCAGGCGATCAGCACTGCTTGCGTAGCGCCTCTCAAATGCTTCAACGATCAACTCCTCTAGCAAAGAGACTCGCGTGCGACGCTGGTCTTCTGCGGCCTTGTCTAGCAGTTCTCGCACTTCGGGACGCATACGCATCATGAAGTTTTGGTGTTTGTTTTTCATGTCCAATAATCAAAAGGTAGTATTGCGCAGATATATAGCACAAGATTTAAACGGTGGGAATGCTTGCAAGAATAGCAATAGCTTCAAATGATACGTTTGAGTTCTTGACATATTGCGCGTAGCAAGATTATGATTGGCCATCGACCAAATTTAGGTCGCTGCCTGCAACCGATAAACAGGAGCAGAAAATGGAACCCACCAAACATACCGGCAAATTTGTCGCGTACTACCGGGTGTCAACAAAGAAGCAGGGCAAGTCTGGTCTTGGCCTTGAAGCACAGCGAGATTTAGTTCACAGCTTATTGAATGGCGGCAAGTGGTCGCTCATTGGCGAGTTCACTGAAGTTGAGAGCGGCACCAGGGTTAAGAACCGCCCAATGCTTAAAGCAGCTTTAGAGCTGGCAAAGAAGAACAAAGCCACGCTGATTGTCGCAAAGATTGACCGTTTAGCAAGAGAACCGATCTTCATTGAATACATGATTCAAGGCAAGGTTCCGTTCATGTGCGCAGATCAACCTGACCTAAATCAGTTCACGGCACAGGGTGAATTCATGCTGCGAATGATGTCAGCAATTGGCAAGCTTGAACGCGATTACATCTCCCAAAGAACTACTGCAGCGCTTGCTGTTCTCAAAAAACAAGGCAAGAAGCTGGGTTCGCCAACGCCACAAATTGGCAGCGATGCGGCGATGATTGTTATCAAAGAGAGAGCAGATGCCTACGCCAACAGAGTCGGGCCAATCGTGCAAGACATTATCAAAAAGACAGGCGCTAAGACCATGCGTGAGATTGCCGAAGCATTAACAGCTCGCGGTGTTCAAACGCCTCGCGGACGCTCAGATTGGTACGCCTCACAAGTTGCCAATCTGCTTAATAGAATAAAAAAAATGTAACTACCGCAAGTTTTTTTTTATAACCATATGTTCCTTTTATTACTTGACACAAAAATGTAATAAAAGGTATTTTTAAAAGCCGGTATGAAATTGAAGAGGGTCTTTTAAATGGACAATGACCAATATGACACTAAACCAGTGAAGCCATTGGACGGCATGATGGCTTTAGATCGGAAGACGGTTGCCAAGTATTTTAACAGGGTCGGCAGGGGGCTGAACTGTCGTTTAGACGTTCCAATCCTCACGATTGAAGACGTTAAATGGGCAGCTAAGACCTTTGAAGAGTTAGCCAAGAAGTTGCAGCAGATAGCTTTTGAAGATAAGCGCTCAGACATTTGGAGAATCTTGGAAGGGCGCTATGCAATGGAGAATGCAGGTAGAGAATTAAAGATTACAAATAAAGGAGCTATTGGTAAAAAAGCATTCCGAAAAATGCAAGATAATCCCTACGGGTAGTAGGTAGCTGTGTTTTAGGGTTTGATTTCTTTAATTAATTAATAACATCAACAAAATGGAGCTAAACATGGCGGTAACACTAGCGAGGTACAGCAGGCAAGCCAGTTCTGGGTCACCTGGCATAAAAACAAATGCGCATAATTTGTATTCTGGTTATTGTGGCAACAAAAACCGAAGTATTGCACCGCACTTCAATTCAATTCAATCCTGGAACGACCGCCGTTTGGGTCAACTTCAGGACTACATTCTCCGCGAAAAGATCAAACAAATTGCAGCAGAAGCAGCAGTAACGCTGCTCTTTGTTGGTGTTTTGTTGGCCGCTTCTTTTCTTTAAAGGAGCAGCCATGAACGATTTAATTATCGGCAGATCGTTGCGCGATAGCCAACTTGCTTTGTTTGAGCAGAGAGACACAGAGTTTCTGAGTCACTGCCGAACCATAGCTGTTGAGGTTGCTCAAAAAGTAGGCACTGTGAGTATCAATGACATACGCGCACAGGTTCTCTTACCCGCTCATGTCCATCCCTCCGTGCTTGGATCGGTCTTTAAAAGCAAACGATTCCAAGCTGTAGGTTTTACAGAAGCAGCTCATAAAGCTGCGCACGCAAGGGTCGTGCGCGTCTACAAATTAATTGATTAAAGGACATCTAAAATGTCAGGAAAAAAAACACCGGATAGTGTTATGTCGGCATCTCGTTTGCCAGCATTGTTGGGTCTAAGTAGATACCAAAGTGCCAATGATGAATTGCAGACTTCAATAGAAGCACTAAGAGGAAACAAGCGGCCAGACATTACTAATGAGGCAATGCGCTGGGGTGATCGTTTGGAGTCAATGATCTTGCGTGAAGCTTCTGAAAGATTGCAGTTATCGAGCTTGTCTACTGAGTTCGATACTGCCTTCTATCATCCATCAATGCCGTTGGCTTGCAGCCTGGACGGTTACGCTGATGGCCGGGGTCAAAAGATCAAGTCAGACCCTGAAGCAGGCATCTTTGTGATTGGCAGCGATCAAATCACGCTAACAGGCATGGGAGTTCTTGAGGCTAAGTTGACAGCTGTAATGCCAGAAGAGATTCCAGCACTGTACCGTGGGCCTGTGCAGTTGCAGGCTCAGATGGACATCATGGAGGCCAAGTGGGGCGCTCTGTGCGTGCTGTACCAAGGCACCACTATGCGGGTGTTTCTGTTTGAACCCCATGCTCAAACGCTGGCAACAATCAAAGCAGCTGTGCTTGAGTTCCAAAATAAGCTGGAGAAATTTCGAGCTAATGGTGAGATTGATTTTTACCCACCTTCAAGCAGCAAAGATGCTGATCGTATCTTTCCTAATGCCCAAGATAAGACAGTTGACCTGCCATCTAAAGCAGCTCAGTTGTGCAACCAGATATTAAGCAGCAAGCAGGCAATGGATGACGCTGAGCGCAGTCGTGCAGAAGCAGAGGTTGAACT